CGTCTCCGGGACCGACCACCCTTTCCCTGAGATGGGTAATGATCTGCCCGTTCTCGCGCTTTTCGCGCATAAAACCGACCAACGGCATCCTGCGGCCTAGCTTTCTCGTCGCTGCGTACTTCATTTTTCATCTCCCCTCAGAAAAAGGGCCGGGACCTTCAAGCGAGGCCCCGGCCCATGGGTACCATGCGGCTAGGCCGCCCACTTCACCTGCTACGGCAGGGTGGTGGTCACGGTCGGCAGACCGGTCACGGTGAGCACGCCGTAGTACTCCCGACGGAGCATCTTCGACGCGTACCGCGTCCGCAGACCCTTGGACAGCTTGAAGTTGTCCGGGTTGTAGAACGTCGGCGTGACCTGGAGCGGGACGTAAGGCGCGTACACGTAGCCCGCGTCGAGGAACGAGTTCCCCTTGAGCCCGATGAGCACCTTGTCGTCATCCATGTACGGATCAACGTACACGGCCCACTTGCGCAGCAGCGTGCCCACCCGGCTCACGCCGAAATTGGCCGTCATCGGGCCGTAGGAGGTGGGCTGCACGCCCTGCTCGATGCTGGCGTAGTCACCGTGGGTCGAGAGCTGGTCGAGAAGGGCCTGGACCGCAGTCGAACACACGATGAAGTTTGCCGGAGCCCGCCCCGTGGTCTTGTGGATCCGCGCGCTCATCGACGCAATCGCCGTTATCATCTGCCGGATGCTCTCGACCTCACCCGGAACCGCCGGAGCATAGGCGTAGGTGTTGGAATGCCCTGCACCATTCACGAGATCGGTGATGATCCGACGATCCACCTCCAGGGACAGCTCGTTGGAGATCCCCGAGACCAGCTCAGTCTCCGCCTCCATTCCGTGGAGAGCCCGGAGATCATCGACAGCCTCGATCGACCAACTGGTCTTGAGCTTGCTGCTCTCGGCCTTCACCTCCTGGAGCTGGATGTCCAGAGAGATTTCCGGGACCGTGTCAGCCGCCGTCGCGGCACTCGTGCCGATGGACTCCCAGTTCACGTAGTACTGAGACCAGACCACGGTGTTGTTCTCGAACGTCGACGCGACGCCGGTCTCGTCCACCGCGTTGAGGGTCCACGCCCGCGTGGCAACATCGAACGTCCCCACGACAGCCCCGGTGAAGTTGTCGGTGAGGTTGTTCGTCGCGCCGGTCGGGTCCAGCGTGGCGATTCCGTCGAGGAAGGCAACGCCCGCGTTCTCAAGAACGCGGTAGAAGAGCTGGACGGAGAACGTCCGCTGCGCATCCGTCCCCGGCGCACGGATCGGGCCCCAGTTGGGCAGACGGCAGTTGGCCGCGACGTTGCTCAGCGCCGCGAGACCACCGGTCTGCGTGCAAAGGCAGTCGTAGTCGATGAACTCGGACGAGTAGTACTTGCCGAAGTCCTTCACGAGGTCATCCCCGGCATTCAGCTCGCCCTCGTAGTTCTGGCTGTACGGCTGGTTCGCGATACCGGTCTGGACCGGGATCTTCGTGCCCTTGCGATTGCCGTACTTGTACTCGTAGTAGAAGATGCCGCCGACGGGCGCGGACATCGGCTGAACCGAGACAAGCTGATTGGCAATCAGATTCGGGAACACCCGCCGGAGGATCGGGAAGATGTACTTCACGAACTCGCCGGTGTTCTGGGAGAGCGTCTGCTCCCCAAGCTGCTGGAGATGGTACGACTCGTTCTCCAGGAGAACGGCCGTGACCTTCTTGTTGTACTCGTTCGGGATCGACCCGACGAGCTTGTCCCACTTGGCGACACACGCCTTGGTGTAAGACTGGTCCACAACCGTCCTCGCACCCTGCTCAGAGAGATAGCGTCTGGCTTCGGCTTCCACTTTGGTCTCCTTGTCGTTCCGGGGCGACTACTCGCCCACGAGCTTGGCCATGTGATCCATCGACATCCCCAGAGACTCCCAAAGCGGATCACCCTGACCGCTCTGAATCCCCTCCGGGAAGTCGCCACTCAACTCCGAGGAGGAACCCCGTGTCCCTCTCCCGGCGGCGCCCAACCGCGCCTGTGCCAGCCCCTCATCCTGGAACGCAGAGGAACCCCTCTGCTCCACCAGCCTGTCTACCTCGCCCCGCGTCTTGCAACGCTCTGTCAGGGGCAACAACGCTCGACCATTCGTCAACCCTGCAACCTTGTCATACCGATACTTGACCAGCTCGATCTCTTCGTTCGCAGCCTTCGCCTCGGACTCAGCGTCCCTCAGCCTCGACCGCAAATCAGAGAGATCCCGCTCGGCCTTCTCGGCACGAGCCACGGCATCTTGCCGGGCATCTTCGATCTCTTCACCTAGCCGCTTCGCCTCATTCAACTTTTTCTGCAACCCAACAACCTTCTCCTCCAAACGAGAAGCTCTTTCCATGCTTCTCTCCGCGTCCTCGCGAAGAGAAACAACCTCCTCGGGATCCACGCTGCTAGCAGCGACAAGACCCTCCGGAATATCTTCGAGGACCGCCTTCAGCCTGTCGTCGGCGTCCTCCACACTCTCGAAAACCTGACCCGCAAGCATCTTGCGGATCGAAACAGCCATCGGATGGCCGCTGATTTCTCGCTCGATATGGACCATGCACGTCGCGCGCTTGGCAGCATCAAGAGCCTCCTCCAGGCTCTCCGTCGCCTGCGCCAGCTCGATGTCCTTCGCCTTAAGCGCATCACGCACAGCGATCTCGTCCGGCGTCGCATGATACACCGCGACCATCTCCGCAATCTGCGAAAGCACAGCCCTCGCACCACCAATCTCCGGATCGGCCTCGAACTCCTCCCGGAGACTTCCAGCTACCTCGTCCCGCATACCCTTCAGAGAATCGGCAACATTCCGCTCGAACTTCTCCGACATCTCACGCCGAGTCCGCTCAACGGCCGCATCAACGGCCCGCTGAATCTTGGCATCATCAGTGGCCCTCTGCGCGTCCTCCTGGAGCTGCTTCGCAACCTCCGGGAACTCTTCGAGGAACATCTTCGCCGGATCCCCCGGCTCGTCGTCGACGTCCTCGGTGAAGACATCGGGGTAGGCACTTTTCATCGCGGGGTCACACACGAAGTCGTAGGTCTTGAGGACGTAGTCATCTCCGACCTCCTCCACAGCCTTCCCCTCGCGCTGCACGGTCCTCGTAGAGCCGAACCCGCGGGAGCTGACCCCGACCTGGACCTGCGCCTCGATGAGAGCCTTGAGCTGGCGCCCCATGTCGGTGTTGAGGATTTCGGCCTCACCCATGACGCGGCCGTCGTCTTCGATCCACAGCTTGGTGATGACGTGGGAGACGCGCTTGAGCGACGTCTTGCCGTCCGCCGGATGATCCAGCTCGCCGAGCACTCGGCGGTTCTTAAGGTCCTCGGAGAGACGCTTGATCTCGCGCTCGATGAGGTTCTTCGGATACTCGCGCCCGTTCTGGGTCGGGACGCCAACACGACCAAACTCACCACGAGCGATAGACTTGCTCCCCGTGCCCTCCAAAAGGGAGAGCTGGACATGTGGAGTCGACTCGATCAGAAGCGACTTGCTCATCTTATCGTCCTCTCTGCTACGCCCGTCGCCGATACGGTGTTCGAGCAATTGGGTTTCTCTCCGACTTGCGCTTGGCAGCGGGAGAGACCCTTCGATCCGTCTTATTCCCGTCAAGACGGACAGATTTCTTTCCCGACTCAAACCCTATCAACTCCAAACGCCCGGACCTTGTACCGGTCCGCCGCTTCTTACGCGCGACCTCGCCTAGAGGCCGCGCAGACGCGCCAAAGGGTCGCCGTCCTCGGCGCCATCACCCCAGTCATCGTCGTCATCGTCGCCACCCTCGTCCTCCGAGACCACACGCTGGTAACACTCACGCACGAGCTTGAGCGCCGGAGCGATGGCAACGAGGAACTGCTCATCGTCGGCCTCATCCTCGGCCAACAGACCGGCGTCGGCCTTCTCGTCGACGTCCTCCATGACCGCGAGGAAGACATCGTCGATGCGCTCGTCATTGAACTCCTCAGCAAAGAGCGCGAAGCTGCGATCGATGCGCTCGACGATCTCCTCGCGGACCGTGTACTCGCGCTCCTCAGCCTCGAAATCCTCACTGATCAGCGACTCCAGCTTGTCGGCGAAGGTCTGGTCGCTGGCGCTGAGCCCCATGCGCTTCACCTTGCGCTGGCTACGCTCGCGCTTCATCTTCTGCGGCCCCCTGGAAGCCTTGCGCTGCTTCTTGCGACGCTTGGCCTTGTACTTGCCACCAGCGACAACGCACGCCTTCTTGCTCTCGTCCCAGTGCTTGCCCTCGCCACAGACCATCTTGGTCTGCTTGCCACGAGACATCGCCTTACGGACCCGCTTGCGACGCCGACCCTCGACGAGCATGAGCGCCACTTCCTCGGCCAGCTCCTTGAGATCGTCGTCCGCGTCATCCCGGAAGGATTTCTCCTTGAGATGCTCGATCACGTCGGTGAACATGTCCTCGTCCATCGAGTCGAACGGAAGCGCCTTCACGCGCTCCAGAAGATCGACCGTCACGTACCTGCCGTCGATCGGGTGATCCTCGTCAATCTCCTCGCCGTCCTCGTCCACGTCCTCCCAGTTGGGTGGATTGTAGTGAGCGAGCCACCCAGCCAGTGCCTCAGGATCCTTGATGTCCTTGCGCTTCGCCAGATCCTTCACGAAGCTCGACATCTTCTTGCCCTTCTTCTTGGCCTT